CGCACCACAGCAGACCCCACATCATTCGACCCAAACGGAACCCCCTCAGGCACCCTGAACACCCCTAGAAGCCAACTCTACAGCAACAGCCTCAGCACGATCCTGAAGGGCCAAATCTCGCACACGCTGCAACTCGTCCAAACTAAGCGACGAAATATCGTCATCCTGCAAATCCTCAGCCACATCCAAAATATCCGCAGACCGACCAAACTGACCCATCACACCAGAAGCACGCATCCAAATCTCAGCATACTTCACATCCTTCTTCTCCATCGCAACCTGATACACCATATCCAAAATATTCCGAACACGATCAGGAGTACCAGCATTCTGCAACACACAAAACCTGATAGCCTCAACAACCCGAGGGTCTTTCGACCAACGCCACATCGTCTGAAAAGAAACCCCCAACACCTCACACAACTCCTTCTGAGTCCCAATCTCCCTCTCAGAAGGCGGCGTAGCCATCCACACCACATACGCCCGCTGGCGGGCATTCAACTCACGAACCTTAGAAGCAGCAGCCTCCCGAGTAGGTCGGCCACCCTTATTCTTCGAATCCACAAAACCATCCTTTAGACACGCCGAAACGTCAGTGACGGCGTACAAACCAACCATCTAAAAACATGCTACAAACGTAACAACCTAACGTCTAAAGACAATCAGCGGAACAAACATAGACACGCCCGAAGCGCAAGCGAAGGGCGAACAACGTAACAAACAAACATGCTAAACATACCAACAAACAGCACAATTAGCACATTCAACCAACACCAGCACCTGTCTCCACCTCACGTTCCGACAGGCACAAAACATATAAACCCAAACATAACCAACAACCGTAACACCCACACAACCCCACAAAAACACTCATCTAGCAGGCACTTTTACAAAACTTGGAAAAACCTTAACTAAAACTTTTACAAAAAATAAACATAAAATATACATAAATGTACCGAACCATCAGGAATCATTCAACTTTTCAGGGGGGTGGGGGGCCGTATACGGGGGGTATGGTTTGTTGCATGGTCAATAGTTGCGGGCGCAATGAATGATCATGCAGCATCATGCATGCATATTCATGCAGCATCATGCATAATCATGCATCACGAGCCCAGCGGGGCGACCGAACATATGTTCGATGGGGCGTTCGTGGCGTGTGGGGCGAACGTGTGTTCGTCGTACGTGTGTTCGGTTTTTGTGCAGAAACGTGGGTGTGGATAAGTCTGTGGATAAGGTGGGTGTGTCTGTGGATATCTTTTGGGGTTTGTCCACAGGGCTGTGGGTTTGTTGTGAATTGTGGATTTCTTGTGGGTAACCTTGTGGATCGTCACTCTGCGTCGAACTTTTCTGTGGATAACCCTGTGGATGACTACGGATTTATCCCCAATCGCCTAGGATCGACGATCGGGCCGAGAGGGTAGCCTAGGTGCGGAGAATCGGCAGAAGCGAAATTTCGGGGACTTTGTGCGCTTGTGCTCGAACAGGTGTTCGGTTTTGCCTCGCGCGCGATCCATTCTCTATTCACGTGAGGATCGAACGTATGTTCGATCGTCGTTCGGCCGAGCCCTGTAGGCTTTCACCACTCTCCGTGGTGATCTGCCCGATTTCGCCACTCTCCGTCGAGAATCGGGGGTCTGAAAACCTGAACGAAAAAATTGTTTTGCCCTCTGACCTGCGGTTATGCAAGTTTTTGGAAAAAACCCCTTGCAATCCCCGACGTAGGGGTGTACGGTGTGGTCATCGGATGAACAGCCCCACAGCAACGGGGTGCAGTCCCTAAACGGGGGTGGCAGGCAGTCACCTAGGATGTTCCACGTGGAACATGCGTTACCTAGCGAGTGTTCGATTCACTCGCCCCGTACTGTGCAGAAACGGTTTTTGCACAAAAACCCCTAGGAGGGGGTTCACAATGGACACCATCAATACTTTCGATTACGTCACTACTGTCGATGCGATGATCGGCCAGCATGGGGCTGGTGTGCTGGCTATGGGTCGTGGCAACGGTCAGTCCACTGCCTACCTGTTGGCACACACTATCGCCTACTTGCGCGGCGAGGCTGTCACTGCCGACGGCAAGGCGTTCGACACTCAGAAGGCGTTCGCTAAGACTACGGGCTGGGGTGCCCCGTCGATCTCGAAGGCGATCACCATCGTTAAGCAGACCCCCATGCTGGCTGCTCTGTGCGCTAAGAGCCGCGGCAAGTACGTGGCAGACGGTGCGGAGATCGTGGCTACCGTGGTGGCTTTCGTCGAGCCCCTCGCTGCCACCAACGCTAGCGGCATCCACACTATCTACCAGACGATGAACAAGCCCGAAGACGAGGACGAGGAAAAGGTGTACGTGTTGGATGAAGATGTGGCCCGTCTCTATAAGCGCGCTCTGAAGAATGGCAAGAGCGTGGCCGAGGTGATCGCCGCGGTGATCGCTTGCGGCGAGGGTCTGTGAGATAGTGGGGGGTCGGTTTTTGTAGAAAAACTGGCCCCCCACGTTCTGTCCTGTGTGTGGTGACCGCTGTCCCCGACGATGGTCGGGGGTGGCTGTGAACACACTAAGGTGTTCTGGAACAGAAAGAGGTTGTAAGGTGAAGCAGTCACAGATGAATCCTGTCAAGGGTCGGGCGTTCCATGCCGATGGTGGGTGCGCGGGTCGTCGTACCACGGTCGGTACGTGGGCGATGATCGACTACATCAGTGGGGTCGGTCTGCCCGTTCGGGTGATCGAACACTACGGTACTGTGATGGGTAGGTTCGTGGGGTCTCATCGGACTACTCCACTGTGGACGTTCGAGCCTGCCAGTGTGGGTTGGGGGTCGGTCTCCGACCAGCAGGGGATGAATAAGATTGTGCAGGGCATGGGCGGCTGGTACTACTCGCGCCGTGGTGGTGCAGAGTGGGTGCAGCGGTAACGGTTTTTGCACAAAAACTCGGTGGTGGCATGCTCCCCCACGGGCTTCGGCTCGTGGGGGACGATGTTAGCATCAGGGCTAGCAATAATGGAAGGGGTACAGGATGCAGTGCAATCAGGAGTGCATGGGGTGTGGCGAGTGTGTGTGCTGCTGCCAGTGTGGGCTGGATTGGGATTACTTTCCCGATCAGGTGGCAGGTGTCACGATGCAGGGGGCTGCCGTGTGGCAGCGGTATGACATGGACTCCCAGTGGGCCGATGACCTGTTCGAACGGGATTCGGTCGTGGTGGCTGTCGATGACACCGAGGTTTTTGACAAAAACTTTCTGGTCGGTGGCAGCGAGTTCACTGTCGGCGTGGGCCGCTGGCTGGCTACGCTGAGTGGGGCCGACACGTGGGCAAAGAGCAACCCGTTGCGTAACGGATACCGCGAGGCTTCGCATGTTCGCTGGTCGGCGGTGCAGGCTGGATACGGGGAGACTCCGTGGTCGGAGAAGCACAAGGTGCATGATCGCAAGCCGCGCTGGAAGAAGTAACCTGCGATTTTTGCACAAAAACTGGTGATGTGGTGACTAGTGCCACTCGGCCTATGGTTGGGTGGTACTGATCGGTATATTACGGTATCGAATGGCAGCCAGAAAGTTTCTGGCAGAAAGTTGGTGAGTGGTGAAGAAGTTGGTGGTGGGTGCGTGGTATACGCATCGTGCCTATCCGAATCGTCGGATTCAGGTCGGGTACTGTGACCCGAACTATGATGTTCCGATGGGTCTGCTCTACGTTTCCGATAACGAAGGTGGCTGGATTCCCCATCGCTGGGTGGCTCTCAGTTCGTACGATGCGAAGCAGATGCAGGAGGTGAAGTGATGAGTGAAGTGTTCTACATCTACGGGCAGTTCGACGGGGAACCTATGCTGATGTTCTTCCCGACTGTCGATGATGCCCACGAGTTTTTGTCAAAAACTCGTGACGGTCACGATGGTCGTGGTCGGAATCTGCGGATGATGACCGTTCGTTCGATCTCGTATGATGAGATCGAGATTGTGGACGATGTTGATGTGTCGTCCCCTGCGGAGATCATGCATCGTCGGGCGTTGGATTCCGACTTTCTGGTCGGGCATTGCGACGACTGTGGCGAGAAGTATCTGTTGGGGTCGGACGATCACGATGGTGAGCGTGGTTTGTGCTGGCCGTGTTCGGAGGCTCGGGACGACTGTCATCCTTATGGTATCGTTCGGCCCATCTAGTTTGTGGTGGCTGACGGCACACATCATATCACACTGGGGTGTGATGTGTGTCGGACTGCTCTCATGAGCAAGGCAGGATTGTATTGTTACAGTTCTGTTACAATCATGTTACGAGGTTGGTTTTTGTCAAAAACTTTGGTATCATGGTTTCCGTAATCAAGTGCCTAACTAACAGGAGGAACTCTCATGGCACGACCCATTATCCCTACCGCTATCCACCGTGTTTCGGTGGGTGGCCCTATCGAAGTGCGTACCGCTGGTGGTACGTGGATTCCGTTGCGGCTGGCTAGCGATGCCGCTATCCGTGAAGTGGCACGACGGCTGGGGAATCAGGGTGTAGAGTTGCGGCACCTTGTCCACGGTACATCCGAAGTGTTCTCGTACGAGTTGTCGGCGGAACCGAAGCGTGACCCCATTCCTCAGCCCCCGACTGATCGGCCTACGACCGACACGGTTTTTGACAAAAACTCTGACGGTGACGGTGACGGTGACTCGGACGACGACGACGAGCGTGACGGCGACGTCGACGGTGAGTCGGACGACGAGCAGGACGACAAGCCCCAGCCTCAGCCCCAGCCGCAGGACAGCACGATGGAAGATATCGTGCGCCGTATCGCCACCCAGTTGGATGACAACGTGAAAGCCGATATCGGGGATATCTTGCACGATATCGAAGATCGGTGGGAGAAGCGACTGGATGAGTTCGAGCCTAAGAATACTGGGCCGACCACGCTCACCACCATCACCACTCGCATCGAACTGGTGCGCCCCGACATGCCCGATCTGCCGAAGGACGGCTTGTTCCATAAGTCGTTCGATGACCTGCTGGCAAACATGGTGGCAGGCATCCACTCGTTTCTTCCTGGCCCTCCTGGGACTGGCAAGTCCCACTCGGCAGAGCAGGCTGCGAAGATGTTGGGCTGGAAGTTCGGTGCCCTGTCACTCGGCCCGACCACCCCTGAGTCCCGTCTGTGGGGTGGCATGGATGCCAACGGTCGGTTCATCGAAACCCCACTGCTGGCTTGCATCCGTCATGCGATGGAAAATCCCGATAGTGGGGCTGTCTATTGTCTGGACGAGATGGATAACGCTCATGCTGGCATTCTTGCAACGATGAACTCGGCGATGGCTAACGGTTGGGTGTTCGCACCTAACGGTGACTTGCTCACGCTGGGTAGCAACATGGCTTTCTGTGCTGCTGCGAACACGTTCGGCACGGGGCCGACTGCCGAATTTTCTGGCAGAAACAAACTTGACCCTGCCACGCTTGACCGTTTCGCCTATCTTCCGTGGGATATTGATCTCGGTATGGAGGAAGTGTTGGTGCGTCAGCGGTTGGAGCCGATGGTGGCATCACAGTGGCTGGATGTGTGGCGGACTCTGCGTCAGAACGTGCAGAATCACGGTCTGAAGTTCTTCATCACGATGCGTGGTGCTATCAATGGGGCGAAGATCATCGCTGCTGGGCGGCCGATTGACAAGGCTCTCATGTTGGTGGCAGGCAACAAGTTCCCTGCCGACCAGTGGGCTAAGGTCAATCCGCTGTGATACAGTGGGGCACCTGCACAGGGTGGGTGCCCCACAAAGTTTTTGTCAAAAACCGCACTAGACATAAGGAGGTTTGCGGTGAAATACAGTAAGGGTAAGGGGTTGGGTAAGGACAGTCGGAGCATGTACCATCTGTGGGAGTTCGACCATGTTCGTGATGTGGTCGCTCTTGCTGCCACGAACGAGGCACCTGAAGTGTCGAACGACTGGGATGGTAACATGAATCTCACTAAGGACTTGGGCGAGGCTATCGACATGTTCCGTGACGGCTGGCACGATATCCGTGACATGGTGGACGGTACGCTGGAACCTTTGCGTGAGGAACTGGGCCGTATCCTGAGTGTCGAAACTGTGCGTGTGCATGACATGTGTGGTTTCGAACCTGATATCGACCGCTATCTGGCTGGCGAGTTGGAGTGCATGTGGGATGACATGATGGTCGAAGCCCCGAAGGACGGCAAGGTGTTTCGCATGCTGGTCGATTGTTCGATGACATGGAATAATCGTCCTGCGGATATTGCGAAGCGTGGTGCTGCTCTGTGTGCGCTGGTCGAAGCCTGCATCATTCTTGGGTTTCAGATGGAGATCTGGGTGGAGCATACTGTCAAGTCTCCGACTAAGGAAGAATGGGGCACTGTTCTCGCTAAGGTGTGCGAGGCTGGTGAGCCGATGGATATTGACACTACGATGTTCGTTATCGGGCACCCCGACTTTAACCGTCGTATCCTGTGGGCTACGGGCGAGTTGGATGATGTGCGTCGTGAGACTTTCGGTTTCCGTCGTGGCTCGTGCTACGGTTACTGTCGGCAGGGTTCGCACTATGCGGACAAGGTTGGTGCAAGTGTGGTCGTAACACTGGACGGTAACAATGTGCTGACCTATAAGCCGATGGATTGGATTCTCGACCAGTTGGAAGCACAGGGCATCTATAGTCGGGAGGGCGAGTGAGTTATCTGTTGGTTACCGTTTGGTTTTTGGCAAAAACTTGGAGGTTCTGGTGAGCATCATGTGGCAACATGAGTACGAGGATGAGGAGATCATGCAAGGTTTCCACGAGGAACAGGAGGGTCTGGCCGAAGAATGGTTGGCTAGACAGGAGCCGATGGATGATGCGGAAGCATGGCTGGCAGCACAAGATGTGCCCGACTGGACTGTGTGACAAAGGTCACATGTGCTAGTGACACGGGTACTGTTAGGCTAGTGGTATACTAGAACATGTAGAGATAAGCCCCCACCACAAGTGGTGGTGGGGGCAACTAGTAGGATTGTTTCTAGCGAATAGATACTAGACACCTAGTGTCTATTCGGTATAAACAATCCGTTTATACCCAGTCGGATAGACTGAATAGCAGGAGGAAAACCTGTGCCCTATAAGAAGATTCAGCCCAGCCTGTCGGTTGCTACGGATGAACTGTTCCAACTGAAGTTGGATGGGTTCATGAAGTGGATTGACAGCGTGCAGGCCGACGGCCCGTGCGAGATTGTCATCACGGTGGCACCGTTCGATGGTATCCCGTATGCGTGGGATATCCGTCCGTTCAGTTCGTACGAGTTGGAGAACATGTCTGACTGTGTGCGTCTGCGTGTTGAATGCACCGACCTGTTCCGTGAGCAGGTGGAAGAAACCGTGTTCCAAGTGGCGGAGCCGCCGAGCGATGAGCGCAACTGGCAGATGGGTGTTTACACTTTGCTATCCATCATGCCGTTCGCTATCGCAGAAGCACAGTCCGAATATCTTTGTCGGTTCTTCAACAAGTACGGTTTCGATTCTGAAAAGTTTTTGTCAGAAACCGACGGGGTTATCCCGTCGGATTCGCAGATCCTGTTTCTCGAATCGAAGGCTTGTCTGCTTGTCATGAATGACCTGCTGGCCGACCCTGCTACTTGGGATTCGCCCGATCAGTGGGAGGGCGGCAACATTGTTCGCAACACTTTGACTAAGGTTGTGGACAATCGGTACGCTGCGTTCTACGACAAGGTGAACTCTGTGAAGAACAGTGGGAACAACTGATGGAACGTCTACTGGTAGCAGTCGCAGGTTGTTTGCATGGGCATGATGTGGTGAACCGTATCGGTGCAACATTTCCTGGCTGGCGAAGGGAGGGGTTGCGGCATGCCGATGCGGAAGTATCGCATATGGATGTGACCGCAGCCTGTCGTGTGCTGGGTGGCATGTTTCCCGAATACAAGTTTGTGGATACCCTGCCATACACTGACAATATGCAGGCCATCCACACTGCGGCCGTCCATTTCTGTGAGGGTGAATCGAAGTTCATTCTTGCTTCACGGGTGCAGCCGTACAGTAGTGTGGAATTGGCTGGTGATGCTGGTACACTGGTGCCGACTGTGATAGACCTGTTGCAGTCGGGTTTGTACGAACTGGTCAGTTTGACCACGAACCGCAAAGGAGAGAGCCATGCAGAACTGTGAGCAGCGTCTGCCCGTTTACACACCGCAGGAGGGGGAGCCGTGCGCCAAGCACGGCGACCCCAACTGTTTGTGTGACGTACATATTCCGAACAACAAGCCGCTCCCATATTTCACAGGCAAGCATCTGTTTCACAGCATGGTGCTGGACTATATGGACGACGATAAAGTTTCTCACAAAAACTTTTACGAGTTCATTACTACGGTGATGGGTTGCTGGGAGTTTGATCGTGCCCAACAGCAGGGTTTGCAACTACAGGACACACCGTGCGAAGTGTGTGGTGCAATGATGGAACCCGCGCATGTGCAACGCAATACCTGTTCGACTGCTTGCAGGTCGAAGAAGTGGCGGCAGGCCAAGGCGCAACGTACAAAGGAGGCAGCGAATGCTGTTCGATGAAACAGGTATCCATCTTCACCAGTCCGATCTGAAGAATCATTGTTTGGAGAAACTCAGGTTGGAAACGGTGGCAACAGGGCCACGGATGGAGAACGATGCTGCCACGTTAGGCACTGCTATCCATCGGATGATTGAGCATGAACTGTTGGTTGAGGCGCACGATAATCTGCATGACATTCGTGCCCATGCTGCCCACATGTATGTGAACCTGCTGGAAGAATACGCTGCGGCAGGTAAACCGTTCGCACTGTCCTCGTTCGGTGACCATCGTCGTGCTGTCGATTATGCTGCCGAACTTGCTACCGCATGGTATAAAAGTTCGGAACGTGAACGTCTACTGACAGCGGCTGAGAAGCCGCTGGTTGAATGGGAGTTTGATCTTCCGTTCTGTGAGGTGGAGGTGAAGAAGAACGGGAAGAAAGCAGAGATTATTCCTGTGTTTCTTGCTGGCATGGCCGACATTGTTTGGTCGGCGGAGAATGTGGTGTGGGATTGGAAAACCTCTGGTTCCGAATATCGACGTTGGGAATACCAGCGTTGGGGTCGGCAGCCCGATGTATATCTGTGGGCCGCATCTCAGGCTGGGTTGATTGTTCCGAACAGTGAAGGGTTGTTTACGTTCGAGTTCAAAGTGTTTGTGCGTGGACAAAACCCCGAGTTCGGCGCCCAGTCTGTGACTGTGAATCGTTCTGACAAAAACTTTGCATGGTTGCAAAACTCTGTTGGTCGGCTGGTGAACATGGCATACAACATGGGGTTGGAGCGCGAGTGGCCGACCGATGATCAGCATGTGTTGTGTTCACCTAAGTGGTGTACGTTCTTCGACATGTGCAAGGGTGCCCATGTGAATGGTGAAACATGGGTGTGACACACATCAACAGGCCAGCATGGTATCATGTTGGCATCGTCCGAAAGGGGAAGCAGTGAAGGTGAAGCAGAAGCGTAAGATGAAGATCAACCTTGCCGACATGTATGACAACGCCACGTTGGACAGGCTGGCTCGTCTGGACAAGGTGCGTTGGGCAGCATACGACAAGGTGTTGTCCACATGGGATGTGGAGAATGATGGCCCATCCTATGATGCACAGTTCAATCTGCTGTGGGAAAACGAGTTTCACAAGATGTGCAAGCGTGCCGCATCGAAGGCACGCTGGTATCAGACCAACAACAAGAAGGGAAAGTAACAATGGACAACGAAGAAGTCATCGAAGTTTTTGACAAAAACCGCAAGATCAGCGTGTCGTTCTCACGCAAGATCAGCGACGGAAACTATGGCACCATCGAAGCATCTGCTTGGGTGCAGGGCGATGTGTCTCCGACCGCATCGGTCGGTGAAGTATCGCAGGCTGCTGCCGACCTGTTCATGTCGGCCACTGCTGCTGTGCTTGACCAGTTGGGTATCGCCTACGAGTATGATGAGGAATCGGGTGTGCTGCGTGAGCAGGCCAAGCCGACTGTGCAGTCGGCGCAGGCCGCAGTCGAAAAGGCTTTCGGTAATACCACCGAAGTTTCGGATGGTGGCACGTTGCGTGTGATGAACCCGAACGATCAGGACGGCCCGTTGCCGTCGTGGATTATTACGGCAGCATCCCGTGACGGGGTGACTGCTGTGTGGGATAACCGTCGTGCAGCAGCAGGTACGAAGCAGCCCCATTTCAAGGAGGCTGTGCCCCGTGGTGGCACGGGTCGTGGCAAGGACGGCATGCCGAAGGGTTACTGGCCCCCACGTTAAGGCCAGTGCTGGTGGGGGTGGAGCATAACGGTTGTGCTTCGCCCCCATCATCCGTCATCGTAGTCCAACTGGCAGAGGCAACCGACTCAAACTCGGTACAGTGTGGGTTCGACTCCCACCGATGACACCACAACAAACAAACAACAACAAAGGAGTGGTTGTGACAGACAATAATCAAACCGCAGTAGAGTTGAATTCGGAAGTGTTGGCAACAAGCGGAGCCAATGGTGAAACCCTAGAGTACCATCTTGTGTCGTATAGCGAGGCAGATGGGGAACGGTATGCTATCTACGTTTATAGCAGCACCGTTGAGACTGGTTCGGTGGTGGCACGGTTTGAGCCGACCGTCCCGTACAATGTTGCTGTGTCAATGTTTCTGTCAATGACTATGGCTTTCCCTGTGTCGGGCAGTGAGCGTGCATCCGAGTTGATGACACAGTTGTATGGCAGCCCCGAGGATACTGGGCTGATTATCCCCGACACTACAACTGTGGAGACCATCAACAAGTGAGTGAGCAAGACATTCTGGACAGAATCCATGACATGGAAACTGGCCGTGTGTATGAACATTTCCGTCCGCTACGTGATGCAGCGGACGAGTTCATTTCATGGGCCGCTTCCCCGAGCGAACGTGTATACACAGGTATTCGGGAACTGGACGAGGCGATGCGTGGCACCGCACCAGGGGAACTAACTATTATCCAAGGGTTTACTCACAGCGGTAAAACTTTGCTGGTTACCGAACTGATCTTGAATAACCCTGACACTCCGCTAGTGTTGTTCACCCCTGATGAGACTCGCCCGTTGGTGCTGACAAAGTTGACTAGCGCGTTGCATGGTATCGGTGCCCGAGAGTTGGAGCAGCGTATCCAGTCGGACGATAAGACTGCCCGCGATCTGCTGATTGATACTGCTGAACGGTACGGCAAGTTGGGTATCTTCGATGATAGTGTGTCGGTTGTTGACATGGATAAGATGTTGGATGAGGCGTGCGATGCTTTTTGTCAAAAACCTATGGGTGTTATCTTCGACTATGCTGAACTGTTGGAAGGGCCAGATGATGTGAAGTCGAAGATGACCGCACTAAAGGCGTGGGGGAAGCGACACAAGATCGCCATGTTCGTACTGCACCAAACCTCCCGTACGTCAGGGTCGGGTGGTCGTAAGGTTGGTATCGACAGCGGTGCCTACGGTGGCGAGCAGCAGGCTACCCATGTGATCGGTGTGCGCCGCAAGAAGTATATGCACATGGCTATGATGGCTTTGCTGGAAGAAAAGATTGCGAACTCTAGTAACCCGAAAGCGGTGGAGGAATACAAGTCCCGTATCCGTCAGATTGAGACTGTTGATCTGCCCCGTGATTTGGATACGGTTACGGTTTCGCTGGTGAAGAACAAGCGTCCACCGTGTGATCTGGTGGACGATATTGATTACAAGATTGATTTGGGCACTGGTCGTGTGCGTCGTATTGAGCATGTGACTGACGAGTATGGTCAGACGGTGCGTGTGTCGAAGGCTGCTGCGTTGGATTATTTGCGGCAGCGTCGCCAGACGCAGCAGGTGGAGCAGGCGTTCACAGAGTTGGAGGACTTCTGATGACATTAGATAGCCAGCAGGTGGAACGATTCGCCACCCTATTCACAGGCCGTGCAGATGCATACGGCACCGACACAGGCGGTGCGAAATGGGCAACCGTCACCAACGAAACCTACGACCGCCACTTGAACGGTGTTGAACCCATCGGTATCTACCCTGTACGCAACATCAACGGCGAATCAATGGTGTGCTGGGGATGCTGCGATATCGACACAGGCGACTGGTCAGAAGCCTTCATGCTCGCAACCGCATTGCAAGGTATGGGGTTGAAACCGTTTGTGGAACGGTCACGTTCTAAGGGTTGGCATATCTGGATTTTCGTTGACCAATGGGTTCCAGCCGCCACCATGCGGCGTGCACTGAAGGTTGCGTACGCTGCCATTGATCTCCCTGCTAAAGAGGCGAATCCGAAGTCGGAACAGTTGCGTGCCACACAGTTAGGTAACTATGTGCGACTCCCCTACAAGGGGGCCGCTGTCATCCAATCTGGCCGTCAGTGCATTATGCACCGCTGGTCATCCGAACAGGATGGGCAGCCGTTGTCGGTTGATGTGTTTTTGGCAGAAACTTTCGACCCGTACAGTAATGTTGATCGACTGAAGTATTGGGCGGCGAAATGGTATGAGCCGCCCCGACGTACACAGAACGTCGAACTAGATATCACAGCGGACGTTATCACGCTGGCTGACAGGTTGCCGCTCACATGGCGCAACGTCTGGTTGGAAGGCAAGGTGCGTGACAGGTCTGCCACCTTTGTAGCGTTAGCGTACGATCTGGCTAAGCGTGGTTGGCGACCGCAAGATGTGTTCAACGTGCTATGGTATTGTCCGTGGAACAAGTATCGTGAACGGTACGATGGTGAAGTGTATGTGAAAGACATTGTTGAAAGGGCGTTCTCATGAACAGGAAGAAAGATTTTGTGGACTACACATTCAACGAACTCTCCGAGTACGTTGAAGAACTAGAAGCATCCAGAGAGAAAGCGTTGGCTATTGCTGCTGAGGCTGAACAAAAGTTGGATGCTTGGCAGCATGATGAACAGATTGTTGCTTTGAATGAACAGTTAGACATGATGGAATCCATCTGTGATACTTGGGTTGAGATGGCTAACGACATGTATAACGGACTGTTGATGGCCGAAGATCAGTTGAGCAAGCATGGTATCGGGTTGCGTCCGTTAGCGCAGAACGCGATGCGAATGTTTGAGGACTTGACAGAAGATGACGGTGATTGATGTTTGGGTTCCGCACAAGGTCGTTGCGAAGCAGCGTGCCCGACTCACCCGACGCAGACGGGGACGGAAGAACGTGGCATATACACCGCAGCCCACTCGGAATTTCGAGCAGTTGGTTGGAGAGTGTGTACGGGAAGCGATACCTGAAGATTACGATCTATTTGAAAAACCCGTTTGTGTCAATATCGAAATCTACAAGGATGGTTTCGTTCTACAAATTGTCCCTGCCGAGGCTAGTGTTCGCCCTGTTGGTGTACGTGGAGACATAGATAACATTGTGAAATCCATCTTTGATGGATGCAACAATATCGCTTGGCATGATGACCGTCAGGTGGAACAGATGACAGTAGCGTTCGTTGGGGTGCCCCGTAAGGGCACCACATATGGGGGTTAGATGGCTATCGGTTCAGACCCTGAGATCGGTGTCCAGTTCGGAACATGGGGAAAGATGGATGACACGGCACGTACCAGATGGTGGTATCATATGCGTAAAGCGTGGGGGCCAACATTGATGGAAGGATACGGCACAGTCGTGTATGTTGACTCTGAGAAACGGAAAAGTTTTTGTGCAGAAATTTTGGTATCGCTGCCCGAAATGTGCTAAACGTGTCGGGCAGATAAGTGACAAATATAATCCGTGGTGCCAGCATGGGAACACGGATAAAGCAGCATTCAAAATGGCTATGATGGAATTGGAGAAAACAGATGACATTCAAATACAAGGACAGTAACTGGGCGGAACGTGAAACGACACTTGGTGACCCTGCTGAGCGTGCGTTTGAAACATGGTCTGACCATAACGGGCTGGCATACACCCGTTACGGTTTGCTGCGACCGAAGGTCGATATGCGTACCATCCCAGCAGAGATTCGTTACACCCCTGACTATGTGACCGACTACGGTTTGGTGGAGGTGCAGGGCTGTGGACAGGATGGGATGCTAAAGTTTAAGCATGACAAGTTGGATGCTTTGAGATGGTGGGATGAGATTATTCCTGTGACGTTCTGGTTTTATCATTCGACCACAGGGTTGGATGCACAAGCCTCGCTTGACGAGGTTGTGCGTTTGTGTGGCGACATTGAAGAATACTATCGTGTTGATGGGACGTTCGATGGGAACAAGCCGTATGCGACTATCGGTTTCACTGCTTTGTTGTAATGAAGTTTGGGTACGCATCGAAACAGGACAGGTTTGAAACCCCTGTAGGCGAGTTCCATCCTGTAGTTCACGGCGGTCGTAGTCAACTCTACAGTCCGCATCGTCCCCCCAGGGACGAGTATCAGGCGTTGATGGAGGCGGCACCTTTGCAGGATGTGCCGATGACTGAACAGGAACGTGAACAGGATTGGGCAGGTTTTCAACAAAAACTTGATGAAGCAAATTTGACGGAGCGTGAAGAAATTGTTATCTCTTGTGTTGTATTGGGTGGAATGTCATTGGCGCAAACGGCACGGATAATCGGTGAGGTCGAAGGTAAGAAACCTCCTTCTAAAATGTCGGTGATGCGTATCCGTGACCGTGCCTACAGTAAACTTCGATCAGTGTTTGAAAGGACAGAATAATGGGAACCGTATACCATGACTATGTGGAAAACAGTTGGGAATGGGCAGTGTCTCGTATCATTGTGCATCATGAACTAGAGTTTCCAATGGGACAACATGCCGCATATAAAGACCTGTTTCGCAAAGGCATGTATACTGTTCTTGCTCGTTCAGCATGGGATGATATTCGTGAAGCAGGAATCGAATGGGAAGGAGCAGACATGATTACATTGCTGGCAGGTAAACAGCATGACTATGGTCATGGCAACATTCTAGAGTTCGGACAGCAAGGGGTGCTGGTACGATTGTGGGATAAGATTGCACGCTACGATAATCTGATGCGCCGAGGGGTAGACCCCGAGAACGAATCATTGATTGACACGTTGAAAGATATCATCGGCTACTGTGTGATCTGGCTGATGCTAGCAAACAACACGTTCATGCTGCCGTTGGCAGCAGATATGAAGCAGTCATGATTTACGAAAACAAGGAAGGTGATATTGTAGAGTTGCCCGTGTCAGAAGTTAAGGGTGAGAAAACTTTGCAGGACGGGTCTACCCGTTTCAAGTTTGTCGGTGGCCCTTTCCATGATATGGTGTTCCGTGTATATCCCCCGTACGAGGTGCTACGGTGGAATGAAGGTTATGTGTATAAGATTCATCCTCCGTTGAATCTTAAGCGTTCGTCAAAGTGGGTGTATGTTTATGATGCTGTCGAATCCGAAGCCGCAAAGTCTAGTGGATCAGTCGTTGCATGATGAGGTGCGGGAATGGTTGCAGACCAAAGGTGCCAGCCTTTGGGCTGATTGGCTTATCACTAGTGAGGACGGGTTGCAGGAAGCAACCGACTGGTTTGTGCAAGAGTTGCGTGCATTTTGGCGGCATCGTATGCGAGCCTATCGTCCACAAGTTTCTGACAAAAACTTTGATGTGGTATGACACGTACGCAGTTGCTAAAGTTGTATGATCGGTTGAAAGAGTTGGAGACAGATTTGCGGTCGCATAAGGCTCCACAGTCGATGTGTCGTAGGGCGCATGAGGCTTTGTTGGCTGTTTCTTGGGAGATTGATTATCGTGGAGAAGAATGAGGCCCGCCGTGGCTGAGTTGAAACTGGCACGCGCGCTCAAATGGTTCTTTGGGGCCATTGAGTGGCGCATGGGCAACGTGCGGCTCCATTGTGAGGACTGGTGCCACGCGGCAGAAAAACGGCAGGAGGCGCGCCGTGGCTGACATGACAGGAGCAATGTTCACATCGGCCACAGACCTTTGGTCAACACCGCAGACGTTCTTCGACCAGTTGGATGCCAAGCATCAGTTCACGCTTGACGTTTGCGCCATGTCGCACAACGCCAAGTGTGCCACTTGGTACGGGCCAGATCATGTTGATGTTGAGCGGCGTGACGGGCTGGTACAAACATGGGCTAAAGATGCAAATGGAGGAACTGTGTGGATGAATCCTCCTTACGGACGCACCATTGGTCGTTGGGTTTGTAAAGCGTTTGAGGAATCGCAAAACGGGATCACTGTGGTGTGTCTACTGCCAGCACGAACTGATACGGCATGGTTCCATGATTGTGCTATGCGCGGCGAAGTTGAGTTTGTGCGTGGCCGATTGAAGTTTGGTGATGCGACAAACAGCGCACCATTCCCATCATGTGTTGTTACTTTCCACAAAGAGGCCCGCCGTGGCTGACGACATGAACGTCCCAACCCAACCTACACAATCGTCCCAAAAGAATCTGCCATGACTGACACCTATGAACCGTGGGAAAACAACTGGACACCAGAAGAAACTCAACACCTAGAACAAATGACCAGCCGCATGACAGAACCAATCCCGCTAGAAGAAGCAGTCATCGTGGCCGAAATCGAAATTCCAGGTGAACATCTACAAACAATTCTAGATATACTCGTACAGGTAGCAGACAAAACTACGGGAATAGAAGAACACCAGTTCTTCTATCAACTAGGAGAAGCCATCAGTATCGAATATTTAGAATCCGATATCGAATGGGTGGATGCTATCGCAGATTTGGCAGGATGGTTTTTGCCAGAAACCGAAATCTAGAACGGTGACAGCACAACGCTGTCTGCTTCAACATCAGCAGACGGCAATGATTCGTCATCCCATCCGTAACGTCCATCTTCCAAGATGATGGGGTCACCCAGCAGGGTGGCCCCATACGCATATCCCGACCAGTTATTGATGCTTGCTAGCAGTCCCATGTTATGCCGTCCCGTAGAGTTTGCAGATAGCGGTGATTTCTGTGGCAGTCAACGCCCGAGGAATCACAGCAGCAGCGACCAGTTCGAAATCGTTATAGCCAGTAGTAGCAGGAGTGACTCCAATACGAACAGGAGATTCGGATGCAGTCGCATCAAACACTGTTCTTGTTACAGGTGCGGCTGCAACAGTATCAACATACTCTGTTAACTGGGTTGGTGTTACCACGCTGGTGAGAACTGTAAGGTTGCCCAACGTGATCGCATTGGAAGATGCGCCCTGCGAGTTGACACTATCGCTAAGAACCATCAATGGTTGAACACTTGAACCATTACGAAGGTTCCAACCAGCACCACCACCCCATTTAGAAATAAAAGTACCTGATGTTACAACGGTAGCCCATGTGCGTTGCACGGTAACAACAGTGAACGAATCGGTGTTACCAAAGTTCATTCTGTTCGGATTCACAGTAGTAGCACCAGCGGCCAACTGCCACAGCACCCTGTTAGCGTTCACATAGTTGGCTGCGGTCGGATGGCCGCAAGCCTGCCAGTAAACGACAGCGTTACCACCGAAACCGTCACGAAGGATAACGGTTTTAAGATTGCCTGTGGTTGAACCACCAAGCGAGGAACCAATATTAATCGTTGAAGTTCCCAACCACATGTTTCCAGCAGTACCAGTACCGCTAGAAAGAGCAGTCCACGATGTGGGTTCGGTGGCTTGATCTGCTGCATAATCAACAGTCCATGCGCCTGTGCTGGCAGTGCGGCGTACACGAATCCAATAGGTTGTACCATTCAAAAATGGTGCAACACTAGAGGTAAATACTAGAGAAGTTGCACCATCAGCAGTCCATCCTAAACCTATGGTTCCAGTTGTTGATATATACAACTGGTATGAATACTGTCCAACAGCACGCTTAGTTAGAAGCGGCTGGTTCGAACCACTTGCCCAGTTATCCAACGAACAACGAACCACAAACTCGGCATCCGTATTCACATTGCCACGGGACTCAATCACATACGTCGAAGTAATATCAGGAATAGTAGTCCAAGTGCCGCTAATGGTCAACTGGGTGGCCGTGTTCGCTGTGATAAGCCTAACCTGACCGACACCAGTACCGCCCGTGATGCGGACAGCACGGGCAATATACTGACCAACAGTCCATGCTTTAGTGGTATCATCCATTGTTGATGCGGCACCTGCGGTAGCGGTGCCAGTAACATACGAAGTGTATGCAGCCTGAATGCTGCTACCCAAGGAACTTGTGGTGCGCACATAGGCACCCTCAGGGTCGGCAGGGCTTTCCATATAGTCATCGGTGCCGAACAGCCAGACAGGACGGGTGACAGCAACAGACTTTCTGCCAGAAACTCCACGGTTAATTGTGACGGTCGCAGCGTTCACTGATGATTCGGTGAACGTGGTCTGTGCTCCCGAGGTGATACCTGTAGTGAAGTTAGCATCAAACACGGTGGTGCCACCGATACCGCTGCGAACAATAGTGCGATACAGACGGCCAGTGAATGGCAAAGTGGCACCGTTAGTATGTGATCCGATTTCCAACGGTGCAGTGCTATCAAACAATGCAATCGTGCCAGCAGTAGTGACAGTCGTTCCCAACTGTGTCCACACTGTAGGTTCAGTAGCCGAATCTGATGCGGTATAAAACTTTACATCACGACCAGCAGCACCATTATTTACAGCCAATGTTACCTTCAACCATTTAATATCGCCAGCAGCGAAACCTGTAGCAACAGTAGAAGTGCTAACAGTTTGAGTAGTTCCATCAGTTGAAACATACAAAGACAATGCGCCAGTAGTTTCAATAACCAGCATATAACTTTGACCACCAGCAGCCACCCATTTACCAACAACAGCCATCGCTGTCGTTGGTGCCCAAGTGAACGTGCTTATACGGGCAACCAACTCTAGATCGCCAGTGATTGACAACGGGATAGAATCAGGGGCTGACGCATAATTACCTGCCACACCAGGGGTATGCAAATAGTTGGTTCCTGTATGACCCAACAATGCGGGATCATTCGAATCTGAACTAGTGGACGAACCATAACGCGCACTGTATGCTGAACCGCCAACACCGAACGCCCGAGCCGACTGCTCGTTCGATGCGGCATTAGCAGCATCGAACCATGCTACCGCTTCACGCAACACTCCACCCGACCAGTACGCATAGGCAGCATCACCATAATATGTGGCAGCAGGAATCTTACCAAAATAAAAATTGACAAGACGAACACCCCAATCAATGTTCTGTTCCGCCAGCCAGCGAACAAACACATCTTCAACAGTCTGCTGAGCAGCAGTCACCCCATAACGGGTAGACAACCGTTCCCAAATCCAATCAGTAGTCGTATAAGTCATACTCACGATACTTCACCTCATTCTTAAACTTTCTGCCAAAAACCTTTTGTGGCGCACCCTCACAACAAGAAGCCTTGAAGCCGCAAGATGGGCAACGCCACCTGCAAGAAGCAGGCGGATACACCTCACCACAATTTAAACATTCCAAATCGTCCACTACATCCTCGGCCACACATGGATCGGCTCACCCTTATATTGGCTTCTAGAGTTCGGAAACTCTGTCGGCTGCACATGCCACGGTTCGTTACCGATCAACGAAAACTCTTTCAAACCAAACTTTGCACAGTTCGCACCCATCCATTTCAGATCACCAATCAGATCGGCAGCCAAACCAAACCCATCCAAACAGCCTTCCTCATGATACGACAAACCTGGGGGTGCAGCATGCGCCATCCCCTTACGCAACTTGTAACGCTTACCGTTATATTTGCAGCAGCCACCAAACAACACAGTATCGTGTCGGGCAAGAAACAATTGTTCCTGTGCCGCAATTTTGCGGGCACCACCACCAATACCAAGGTTCACTCCGCTAGCACGAGCAAAATCAAACATGGCAATCAGACGGTTACGGAACTCTGGATGCAACATACGCCACTGCCACCGCTGCTCCATCTCTGCAACAGTCAACAGTTGCGGAGGATTCGTATAGCCATACATGTAAACATTAGACATAAGAAACATCTTCCTGAGAAACAACGGTTTTCTTTTTAGCGGGTTTCGTAACCTTCGCATCCACATCAACAACCATATTAAACAAAGTTTCCTGCGACTGACGTAACGAATCAACATGGGCACCGATCTCACGAAACCCCTGCTCAGCAATATCACGATGCAACTGGATAGTGTCCAACATCAGGTTTTGGCGATCCTGAATCGCCAACAAATGTGAGGTTTGCTCATTATGCTGTGAAGTGCTGGTACGACGACTAGCCCGTACCGTCACAATAACACCTGCTAAGGTTAACAGTCCTGAGATGACAGCAGCGATAACGGTTTCCATGTCATCCTCCATATCCTGCCAGTGAACGGGCATATTTTGCTTTCAACGCCGCCTCCTGTTTGCGGCGTATCATTTCTCCTGCGATGGCTTTCTCATCCAACTTGCGTGTACCGATACCAGTCAACTTAGTAAACAAACCATTCCAAGATAGACCATTACCTTCCGACACAGGAAGCATACGTTCAACCTGACCAAAACCTGGAAGCAAACTATTAAACGCCTGCGCCCAAGAAGCCTTCATCACAGGGCCAGATGGGGTATTCTGAATAACATCACCAGGAACCTCAATACCAGACACCTGCAACAACTGCTTTAGCCCCAAAGGTGCAGGAACATACTTGTCCTTCGTGGGGATACCCGTATACATCGACTTGCCAGCAAATGCTTCCAACGGCACTTTGATAATCGGACTGACATTGCTGAAGAACTCAGGCAACTGTGAAATACTGGTCATCTGTGAAACCCGTGAAGGGAACAATGTCATTGGCAAATCAGGGAACCAATATGTTGGCTGCTGTCCACCACTTATACGGATAGCACCAGCCTTCTGAAAGTAGGCTGGCACAACAGTCGGGTCTTGCGAATCCAACGTCATGTTTCGTTCCAGATTGCTGATAGCCCTATTGTAGCGAGGAATGTTACGCACATAGGTTTGAGCCTGCAAAGCAAGATCACGAGAGAAGAATGTCCAGAATGGGATAATCATTTTTGCTTTACGATCCCAACTGCCCAAATCAGAATAGTTGAAATGCCACTTCGCAACAATATCAGAAGCCAAATCTTTCGACCCACCACGCTCCAACACAGCCAACGCATGCGCCCCACGAACATGATCCTCAACCCAAGAACCAACCCGTCGAGACCCAGCAATCATCCTGTTATTCGGATCAAACGGATTGAACGAACCACGACCAAACGACGAAGCAGCAGTCGCCGCCCCGACATGTCCTGCACCAGAACCATACATAACTTCTAGCGCATCGTTCAGTTTGGCAGCAGTTTCTGCCCCAAACTTTTGTTCAGCAGCAACCATAAAGTTCTCAGGATTCTTTTGAACCATATCATAAAACTGATGCCACTTCTTGATCCCAGCAAACGCTTCAACACCGCCCTCCAAATACATGTTGAACAACGCTGTATATGCGTTGCGAACATGAAAACCTGGCATGAAAGTCGTATAGGCACGAAACAGATTCATATACTTCTCAAACATCGCACCCGCCTTCGTAATATCACCGATAGCGTGCTGCACTGTTGTCGCATCATAAATCCATTGAGGCAACTGAAGATTCTCACCAATCTTTACCGCACCTGCCTGCGGTACACGAGAAATCTTTTCAATAATCTTCTTATCCTTAGTGATCTTAATCATATCGTTCATCAAACCGATATGATCACCTAGTTCTGCCGCAGCCATATCTGCTTCAGCAGCAGCAGTTTCCAACCCTGCAATCGCTTTCAACTCTGGCGAAGTATCAGGAGCGTTCAACACTTCTAGCAAAGTGTTGAACCGTTCACGCAAATCGTTCTGCAAACCCAACTTGATCTGCGACTTCTTCGGAATCGAAGGCAACCCTGTAAGGGCATCAATCTGTGTTTGCAACTCGGTCAAAGTTTTTGACAAAAATTGTTTCTGAGTTTCACCATCAGCCTGAGCAATAATGTGTGCATTCACCGCACGATCAGTCGCATCAGTAGCCGCAGTTACATCAGTAGCCAACTGTTTTGCCCGAGCCTGTGCAGTCAACCAACTACGGTTCACATCACGTTCTGTAGCCAACAAAGTTTTGCGTTGCTCATCAGAAACCTGATTTAGAACATCACGCAAACCACTAATCTGACCTTCCAACGCAGCCTTCTCTCCACGCAACGCCAACAAGCGTTGCCGTGCAGGAGACAACCGTTCCGTCAACTGTTGTGCAGACAAACCCGATTCGCCAGCAACCTGCTTCACCGTGCCAGTCCACTGCTTCACATCACGCTTCGCCACAACCAAAGCCTTCTCAGCCGCCTGCAAATCCTTCACAGCCTGCAACCGTGCATCACCCTGCAACGACTTTAGTTCGCCACGCAACCGCTTCACCGTCGAAGCAGCCTCTGTAGCCTTCGCTGTAACATCCTCCAAACGCTTCTGCGAACCAACCACCACACGTTCCAACTTTGCGATCTCAGAATCAATCTTACGTGCCTGAGAACGCAACACGACAGCCTGCTTCGCATACTCCTGCCGTGCCTGTAGCAAACCATCACGACGGATCGTCGCACCATTCAACAACTGCACCTGCTGCTCAGCAACCAAAGCATCCTTACGGGCCTGAATGTCAGCCAAATCTTTAATCCACGACTTGTCAGGATTTAACTGTCGATCGACACGTTCCAACAATGGGCCAGTCAAACCAAAAGTTTTCAACGACTCATTCTGCATAGCACGCTGCATAGCATGCTCAGACTGCTTAATATACTTCGGCATAACAGTTTGAAGATTATCATCGAAAAGTTTAACACCAAACTTTTCCATAAACCTGTCATTGATTTCTTTAGCAGAACCCTCAACAAGATTCTTTCCACCAGCAGCAGCGGTCTCATTCAAAAACGGCATTCCAGGTTTCAAAATACGTTCAAACTGAAATCCGTTTTGAGTAGTCAACGAATCCAAAATCTTACGAGCCTCAGGAAACTTGCCAGCAGCAATACGAGCCTCAGGCAAAACTTGGTGAGGAAAATAATTCTCACCCATATTTCCGACAGGAACACCCGCAGCAACTAACTCGTCATGAATCTGCTTAAACTCTTTCCTAGCAGCAACTTCCAACTCGCCAGTACCACCAGTTTCCAAACTGTGCGTAGCCGCCTGAGCAACATGCTCAGGAACATTATGCCACGACTGGGCACCAGCGGCCTTAGCCGCTTTCGTGGCTGCCTTATCAATCTTGCCTTCAGCATCACGAACAGCACCAGACCAGTTTTGTTCAACACGCAACTGTGTCAACTTGCCCCACATGGTTGCAGCACGCTTCGGTGCTGCCATTGCAGACTCAACCAGCAACGCCTCACTACGTTGACCGATAGAAGCAGATGAATCGAAAGCGATCTGACGCAACGCACGAACAGCCTCAGGAGCAAACTTTCCACGCAAAAACTGTGCAGTACCAGTCTCACGAATAGCACCCTTGATACTACCTTTAGCACCCTCAATAACATTAGTGACAGCAGACGAACCAGGAATAGTTACCGCACCATGAAAATAGGTGCGGCCCAACTCACCAATACCCAACTTGTTAGCCATCTCAGCATCAACACCAGCAAGACGCAACGCCTTCGGAGTTAACGCACCAACACCACGTTTCTGTGTTTCAACCAGCAACGCATTCAAACCCTCATCAGCAAATCCACCACCCTCTTTCATGGCGAACCCTGCTTCGGTAGCAGACTTGATAAGCGCATTCGTAATACTCTTAGATGAACCCGACTTGATAGCCGCATCCAAACCCTCATAGGCAGCCTTCTGAGCAGCCGTTTCCGCCACACGCTCAGTACCCTTAGCAGCAAGATTAGCAACCCCAGGATGAGTCCACATCAACGGATCAGTAGCAACATCACCAACCAAACCCATAACACGACGATAACCCAACGAACGGTTCGGATTGATCTGAGTGAAATAGTCACCCATCCCCTTACGTTCAGCGATCTGCTTCGTAAAATCACTCCACGAAAAACCACCCTGCGCCCCAATATCTTTCAAATGTTGCGTATACTGCTCAGGGGTACGCTGAGTAATCAACCAGTCAGGCACATGTCCACCAGTACCCAACCAGCGTGCAACACCACTAGAAGCCCACGCATCATTCAACTCTTTAGCAAACGAAGCAATCGCACGCTGAGGGATCATAGCCTTGTCAACAATCTGTAGCAGACCACGACCGATAGAAGAAAAAATGTTACCAACAGTAGAACCACCACTATCGGCCTGCAACTGACCAGAAGCCTTCAACCTGTCAAACGCGCCAGAATAATCAACAGGCCCAACAGCAGGCTGAACCGCACCAACCGTAGGGGCAGGTGCGGTAGGAAACAGTTTCTTCAACGCATCAAACGACTGATCGGCCACAATCAACCTGCTGCTTTCGCTGCCTGCAAAGCAGACAACAACGCCTGACCGCGCTCAGTAGGAACAACCTTCTGTCGTGCCGATTCCAACAACATGCCAATCTGATTCTTAGCCTGCTCATCCAACCATTTGTTGTATGCAGACGAACCAGTACGAACACTAGATTGCCTAGGGGCAGGAGGCCCAGCCTGATCGGGCTGCATACCAGCCTTCGACTTCTTATAGGCAGACAACACGCTCTCAACAGTCAAAGGTTGACCAGCCTGCTCATTCAACACATCCAAACCAGAACGAGAAATATCCTTAATCCCCAACGGTGCTGGCCCCATCTGCTGCTGCTTATATGCCTGCTGATTCTGCCAATCCTGCAACTTTGCCTTATTTTCCATATCGACCTGAGCGAACTTTGTGACAATATCCAAATAGTTAGGCCCACCCAAAGGGTTAGGCATAGTAGGCAATCCTGACTCCTTCAAAGCAGTAATAGGATCAGTCCCATTCTGAATAAGATTGAAAGCAGCAGCAACCTTAGGATCAGACCCGTACATGTCCATCGGATTAGTCAACGTCGGTTGAGGTTCAGGAACAAACTGTTTCGGCTCCGCCGCACCACCAACCTTCAAACCCAAATCCTGTAGAAAGTTCAACTTCGCTTGCTGATTTTTACCTGGGGCCAACTGCAACAACGTGTAGAAAGCCATCAACTCGTTCTGATCCATTACTTAGCCTTTCCCAACAGAGAAGCATACGCCTGAATAAGAGCATCCTGATTCGACAACTCTGCCGCCTTAGAAACCTGCACCTGACCCAACATCGAAGCCAACAAATCAGCAGCCGACATACCACCCACATCCTGCGCTGTAGGCGCACCAAACGCCCCCAACGTCTGAGCAGCCCCCTGACGGCGTGCAGCATCAGCAGCAGCATAATCTGACATAAGTTTCTGCAACTGTGCAGAAGCAGCATCCCACGCACCACCAATGTTGGTGCGTGCAGACTGACCTGCTTCAGTCAACTTGTTCACATCAGCCTGTGACCATGTAGGCACAGCAGCACGAGTACGAGTAGTTGTGGTCGGTGAAGCATTCGGGCCTAAACCGTATGCAGCCAACAACTCGGGCAATGACTGACCATCAACACCAAGAATAGTGGACAAATCTGCAGCCTGCTGTTGAGCAATATTCCCCCACCCAGCCTTATCAGCCATCTCAGGATAGTTCCCAGAAGGGGTCACACCAGCACGAGGAAGTGCACCAGCAGGATCATAAGAATTCTTAGGAATATAGTGGACTCCAGGCCCCCCGCCGCCAGTAGGTTTCTTGGGATGCACAATATTAACCTGTTGACCAGCAACATAAAACTTGCCAGTCAAAGGATCAACACCAGTACCATAATTTCCAGGGGCACCCCAACTATTCCAACCCATGATAACCTCTCTTTTTGTCAAAAACCTTTAAGTCCAGCAGCAACAGCCTGCTCACGCAATGCTTGCAACGCACGCTCCAACGCAATCTTCCGACCAGCCTGATCCATAGCAAACTTTGACTGCTGCTGAGCAGCAGCCAAATCCACATCACCCAAAGACCTATTGAACCCGCCAGTCAACTCACCCATCTGACGGCCCATCACACCCGACTTCACGCCCGAACCCAAACGGCGTGCCCAACTAGCAGTAAAAGCAGGGAACTGCTTTTGAAACCCTCTAGTCAAATCTTCTCGTTGACGAGCAAAACGTTGCTGACCTAGCATGCGCCCAAATTCTTGGGCAGCATTCTGCTGAGCATAATCAGAAAGCAGATTCTGTTTTTGTGTAAAAAGATCGTTAATAGCCATAACAATAAACCCTTTCCGTAACTAGGTCAGGTTAATATAACCATGAAAAAACCAGTTCGTTATATTTGTGCCAGCAGCATGAGTAGTAGTAAAAGAAGTAGCACTACCAGCAATCGTAATCGTAGTACCAGCAGCAGCAATGTTTGCCGCAAGCAAACTAGTACCATTGCTGGCTGAAATAATGAACCTACCAGCAGCAGTACCAAGCACAGGCAAAGAAATAGCAAACGTACCAGTGGCCGTAACGGTACCAGCAGTAAATGTGCCACGCAAAAACAACGTCTTGCCAACCTGCATATAGGCACCACTAATAGCACCACTAGTCACATTCGTAAACGTCGTGCTAGTCCATGCGTTCCACTGTCCACCCCAATCACCAGTAGCAGTAGAAAACATAGCGTTCGTAACCGTACCAGCCCCGACTGTTGCGGTTGGTGCAGCCCAAGTACCATCAGCACGCAAAAAGTTTGTAGTACCACCACCAGAAGCAGGAGCCAAACCTTTCAAAGCCGAAGTAACAGTATTCAACAACGCAGTAGCCTGCGTCGCAGTCATATCTTCCACGTTACCAGTACCAGCAGTAGTGCGACCCTTAAAGGTCGCAGTAGCCACTGTAGCCAACTTTGTGTTATCCACAGCGTTAGCAGCAATATTGCCTGTAGCCACCGTAATAGGATCAGAACCACCACTAGTATGTGTAGCAGCATGAGCCGTAGGAGTCCTAGCGTTCGACAGGCGAGAATCATCCCCAGCACACACCGTACTAATAACAGTACCCACATTCAACACGGCGGCACCACCCAACCCGAGGTTGGTGCGTGCCGTAGCAGCAGAACTCAAATCAGACAAATTATTCGTCTTTAACAGATAGCGTGCATCACCACGAGTATCATTATGATACTGAGGATGATCGTCACCAATAGTCAAACCTGTTAGCGCAGAGTGAGCCGTAACACCACCACCGCCACCAGCAGCAACAGCGGTATCCACATATTTACGCAGCCAAACAAACGTCCGCAACACGGACGCATCCAACAATTCTGAATTCGGAATTCTTTTAGCAACCATCAATCACCAATACGACGTACAACAACCGAAGCATCAAACGTGATACCAGCATTCGAACCATTAGTAAAAGTAACAGTAAACGTGTTACTAGCACTAAATGGAATCACATATGATTCCATCAACACAGTAGGATAATGGGTCGAAGGAGGCAACGGATAGTTGCCCGACGGGGCAACCAGCAAACCATAAGAACCGAAACCTTGCACAAAGTTGTTACCAGCAGTCTGAGTCAACTTGACAGTAACCGCATATGTCCCATCCTCAGGGATCGTAAACGTAGACCCACCAGCAGTAAAAAATGAATCAGTATCATAATTTTTTGTAGCAAAAGTCAACGTACCAGTAGCACCAGTAGCAACAACCTGACCAGTATTTGAAGCAGAAACAGCCTGCGTACCCGACACAAGCAGCCAAGCAGAACCACTATAAACACGGACACGATTCTTGTCAGTCTCAAAAATCATTTGACCAGCAACAGGAGAACCAGGACGGGCAGATGACAAACAAGTCGAAAACTTTGCATCCACATACGCCTTGCGAGTCAACTGGTTAGCCGACGTAGGATCAGACGCAGGGCCAGAAGGCACTGCGGTAAACGCCTTAGAACCATCCAAATGAACCGCATTCGTATTCACCCAGTTTACAATATCAGTAAAGTTCTGATCCACATTATCAGCAACAGCAGGAGTACCTGCCACAAAATTATAGGTAACACTAACATTAGCAGCCACAACAAACTCCTTTAACGATACGTCTTATTGAAATACGGTAGCGACACAGAATCAATCCACCACTTCGTAGAATGATCCGTCATCCTAAACTTCATCTGCACAGCATGCGACTTACCCAACGACGGAATACGAGAAAACTCGTACGACGGATCAGTACCCTGCCAAGTAGCAGAATCCCAGTTCGAAGAACCCCACACCATATTACCCGAACCAGTAGTAGTGATCGGCAATGTCAACTGTTTCACCGCAGACGACTCAATAAAATCATGGAACACATCAACATTTAACGTCGCAATATCACCACAAGCGACCGTGATATGCGGTCGCCGCCACTTCTTACGCAACCCAGCATCCTTATCAGTAAACCAAGCAGTCCGATAATATGCAGCAATAGGAGTCAACGTCGCAGCAGGCCACTCATCCTGCACCTGAGCCACATTGCCCATATCGAACAACGCACCCTTAGAAGCCAACGTCATATACATACCATTCACCGTAGTACCAGAACGCCACCAAAAAATGGAAGTAGGTTCAAAACCCCACTTTGTCCAAGCACCATTCTTTCCAACCTGCGGATCATACATAAATAACACACGACCACCAGCATTAGTGACCAGCGAAACAAACAACTGGTTATCAACCCAAGCCACAAGATTCTGCTCAGAACCAGTAACAACAGTTCCGTCGATCACAACATTCGTAATACGATCACCCAACGGGACAACACCACGCCCATTATATGCGTACACATTCCCATCAACCGACCACCAATAACACACCCCAGCATTCGCAGACACACACTGCAACGAAGCCACACCAGCACCCGTAGCCAATCGTTGAACCGTAAACGAATCCTTGTCATACCCGTAGATCGCATACACGGCACGCCGCTTAAACACCAACAACGAATCCCTAAAAGGAACCAAAGCAGTGATCTGATCTGTCTGATCGTCAGGATCAATATCGAAATAGTCTGCGGCAGCAAAATCTTCAGGTTGCAACGGGTGCGACCAACGCACCCGAGAACGATACCTAACAGAAGCCTCCACAGTATCCGCCCAAAACATGTGACCCTGATGGTCACACACAATACGAGCCAACGGTGCATTACCACCTGTAGGAGCCGTGTAGTTATTGTTCACCGTATTCGTCAACGTCGTAAACGCAGTACCATTCCAATAACGCATCGACAATGAACCAGCATTCAACCAGTTCGCAAAATACAGTTTGTCACCCCAAGTAACACCATTCACCGTGCGAGACACATCAGCAGGAACAGCAGTCACAACCGACGTAAACGTCGCACCACTCCAAGTCCACAACTTTCCAACATTATCAATACCCCACAATACCTCAGTACCAGCACTAAACTGACCACCAATATAGCCGCCCGACAACGCTGCCTGCGTGCTAGTGACCCGATAGCCACGACGAGAAGCAAACCCGCCCCTAGCGTTAAACACAACATCCAAACAATCAGGTGACTCATTCAATGCCAAATCCTGGCGAGACTGCCTATTATTCAGACCGCCAGTGAAATCGCTATAAAACACTACACCAAACTGTTGTGTCATCTAATCACTCCAACATTCCACGCACCCAACGAGTAAAGTTGGGTGCATAATAGTTTTGACCACCCATAACATGATTACGGGCACCAAAATCTTTGAACGACTCATTACGAACAAACTTGTCAACCATCTGCTCATACTCACGCAAATACACCCCAGCCAGATTCACATCCTCCTGAGACAAATAATATGACGACAACATGTACCATGAGATAGCATCATGCAACGCAACAGGCAAATCAGGAGAAGAACCAGAACCATTAGGCCACGAAGCAGGATTACGCAACCCACGCACAGTATAAATTTTGCCAGAAACTGACGGCTTCGGATACAACTTCAACACATCATTATACACCGTATATGCCGTAGCCACATCAGACGACATACCAACAGGGGCACCAAACGCCAAATCGCCATCCGACTCAGAAATATAAATCAAACTACGACCCAAATTCTGTGAATCAATAACAGCCGTAATCTTATTCAAATCACCAATACTAGCAAACGTATACTCCGACTGACCCGCAACAGTAGTGAACGTATCTGAAGTTTGCAACAACGGAAAATTAGTACGAGTATGAATATCGTTATAAGCGATACGAGCATACACATCCAACGTAGCATCAGGCGCATCGGTCGCATCAGCGTCCGCATGCGTCCGAACAAAATCACGCATCTGTTGCAACGTCAAAGCCATAATCAACCATCTTTCTTAGCACGACCACGCTTCGGAATCTCAATTTCTTCCTGAGCAGCCTCAAACTCTGCTGCCCACTCGAAATCCTCATCCGAAGAATATGGCACCGCACCACGATACGACTGCTCCTGAATCCCATCATTAGCAGAACGAATATCAAAACCGCCAGCCATAGCCAACGCATCAAACACAACACCCTTACCATTCTGCGATGACTGCCCATAAGCAGCCTCAAACGGTACAGCACCCTTCCAAGTGACTGTCAAATCAGGCATCAAACACATCCTTAGCATTCGGAACAGCCCACACAACAACAGCCACAATCGCAGCCTCAACCAAAGCCTGAACAGTCCCAGCATCCAAACTGATCCAACGACCAACAGCACCAACCACAGCAGTAGCAATAGCGGCAGCAATAGCCTTACGAACCTTAGCAACAGCATCCTTGATAACCACAATAACTCCTTAGAAACGAAGATGGGAGGGAGGCGAACCCCCCTCCCATCAATCGGCAGAAAGTGTATCAGAACTCAGGGAGTCCAGATAGCACGACCGAGGTAACGGCGACCGTTCGTACCGAACGCACCATAGCAGGTGATAAGACCATACTTAGCGTCACGATCATACGGCTCCACAAAACCACGGAACTTCATCCAGTTACCCGACAAAACAGCCAACTTAACATGACGGCTGTTCAAGAAGTACCAGTAAGTAGCGGGCATCAGATCGCTCCACACAACCTTCGATCCACGGTGCAACAGGTTCGTGAAACCCGACTCCGCAGTCTTGGCATCAGTGAAACGCTGGTTTGGCTGCAACTTGCCTTCATAGGTTTCCCACAAGGTCTGAGTCGTGATCTGGAAGTCACAAGCGTCACCACCATACGACACAGTGTTGTAAGCCTTCGAATGCAACGACAGCGAATAAGTAGCCGTAGTTGGAGTATACGACTGCCAATAGGCATAAGTTCCACCATCAATACCGCCACTGACACCAGTACCAACCAGGTTCGGCAAACCACCCCAAGCCTTACCGCTAGATTCAGTACCAGTGTTCTGCAAGAACGCAGTCTCAAACTGCTCAGCAGCAGTCATCTCAGCATTCTCCACCTTCGTCTGCAACAACTTGACAACAGCACGATCACCGCTGTTCTTCGCTTCCTCCATACCCGACATGGGAATAAAGATCGCAGCCTGCTTCCACGAATACTCGGCAGCAGTCACAAGTTCTTCACCATGCACAGGCGTAAGAGCATCATAACCCGAGTAGTATTGGAACGAACTGTTCGCCTTATACTGAAGCGGAAACACAGCAGTAGAACCGCCCTGAGCATCAATCTTAGCGGTATTCTGCAACCAGTCAAGCGCAGCACTACGCTTAAAAATGTTGTCAACAGCCTTCCCACCCTCAGTAAAATAACGCTTAAGAGTAGTAGCAACAATATTGTCAAAGTTCGGGTTCGACATGATACCCCATCCTTTCTATTTATGAACGTGTCTTTTCAACTTCGTAAGCAAAGATATCCTCGAAAGAATCAAAACGCTTCCACGAATCATCAGCATCCGCAACCTGCTTCGAAGAACCAGCAACAACAGTTGCCTTCGCCTTGCGAGCCTTCTCACGACTCGCAGCAGCCTTCTCAGCCTTGATACGGGCCTCCTCAGCAATACGCAGATCGACTTCCAACTTGTCAGCCTTCCACAACTTGTACGCCTTATCCATTGACAAACCATTCTCAATAGCAATCGGCAATACCTGCATCGGATCAAAATCCTGATAACGTGACCGCATCGAATCCAACTCGGCCTGAACCTCAGCATCCACACGAGAAGCCTGCAACGACTGCGACTGCCGTCGCAACTCTGCCAACTCCTGCTGTGTACGCCTCAGTTCATCAACAATCGGCTTAACCTCAGGATCAACATCCTCAAACGGATCAGCATTCTGCGTTTGCAAACCAAACTGTTCTTGCAAATAACGAATACTGCCCGCAGGATCAACCCTAAACGCCTCCTGCATTTCACGTGCCCACTTCAACACATCCGCATCCGCAGCAACCTGCTGCGTCTTACGAGTGTAATCAGCCTGACGCATGTAACCATTTCGCAACTCGGCCAACGGAACCTCAAAGGTTTCCCCATTCACCGTCACAGAAACAGTTTTATCCTTGATAGAGTCAAAATCAAACACATCCTCGGGTGCATCATCCGAATCAGAACCTGCATCGTCCTGCTCATCAATGTCCTCGTCAGTATCATCAACTTCACTATCATCCGAAACATCAACAGATGTTTCGATATCGTCATCACCCAAATGCACATTCGCATTCTGCGACAACGAATCCTCAACAACACTGTCCGTTTCAGTCGAAGCCTCATCGAACATGGTCATCAAATCGTTACTCATTTTTTCCTTTCAGAATCCCAACAGGGTTATTCTACCATTTAACTTTGTTTGCCCAATATGCGGCAGACATTTTGCCTTTAGCAATATTTTTAGCATGACGAGCCTTAAACGCTTCACGCCTAGCCCGATATGCAGGAGATTCACCAGCCTTTTTCGGTGAACCCTGCACACCTTGCTGACCAAACCGAATCAACTTAATCTTCGAACCCTCTTTAGCCAACACAGCATGTGACTTTTTAGGATTATTCGGAGTGCGTTTCGGCTTGTTATAGCCAGCAAAAGTTTCACTACCACGCTTGATTGTCAAATCAGCAAGCCTTCATCTTATGTGCAGTCGGATTCTTAGCACCAGGCCGCTTTGCAGGCGGCATAGCCTTACCCAACTTTACACCCTTCATCGACTTCTTTGCAACCTTCTTCATACCAGCCATAATCAGCCCTTCACTTTCTTCAAACGAGGATTAGCCCGCTTAGCGGACTTACTAGCCTTACGCGCACCAGCAGCCAAAATAGCACCAGCACGTTCCATCGGGATACCCTGCTTTCGTGCAATCTTTTTCTGCACAGCAGCAAACCCAGGATGCTTCTTCTTAACAGGCATCAGCCACCCTTAATCTTACTACCCAAACCAAACTTCTTGAAATGGGAAGGAGTATGAGCAGCAATACCAGAACCCGTAGGAGAACCAGTATTCACCTTATAATGATTCTTGCGCTTAGGTGCGCTACTACCATACAACTTGCCCATATCAGTAAAGCAACCAGGCCGAAACACCCGACGTTTCCGAAACCTTCATCAAACGCTTCGCAGTCGTAGTAGCAACCGCAACACCCGTAGTACCACCATTAATCGTGTCCGAACCCGAACGGTTCACAGTCACACCACCAGCACCAGTCGAAATCAAAGTAATCACAGTACCAACAGGCGCAACAAACGTGGTAGCAATCGGAACCGTAACAGTAACAGCAGCAACATTGCTATAGTTGATAATAGCATCAACATCCGAAGTCACCAAAGTATCAGTCGTACCAGTAGCACTACGATAAGTAGGACGGTTCAAAAAACGCTCGCTAACTTGACCAGCCTGGTTATCACTATAAGCCATCATAACTCCTTAAAGAAACTAACTCTACAAATAAAGACAGAAACGTAACAATCAACCCTGCGGCATACCCTGCTGAGGCATACCTTGCTGCGCCATCAATGCCATCAAATCAGGCTGACCCTGACCACCAGCAGACAAACCAGCAGGTGGTGCAGGCTGCGCCACACCACCAACACCAGTACCCGCAGCCCCCGCAGGCTGCGTATTAATAAACGCAGACGGGTCTTTAATACCAAAACCATTACGCATCACATGCTCAGCCAACTTAGCAGGATCAACAACACCAGCCGAAATAAACGGTGCCATAGCATCCAACAACTGCAAAGCCGACTGGCGACGGAACGACTCATTCATCGGCTGCGTAGAACCAGCCTCAACAACAAAATCATACTCGCCAGCAACCGCCTCACGATCATACGGAATCCACTGGGTCGCACCATCAGGGCCAACAACCTTAGCAACCTGCTCAGTCGTCATAAACTCCTGAGCCAACTGCACACATCGTTGAGCAACCTCACCAATCGCACGCTCAATCGTAGCCAACTTATCAGCCGACCGAGCATTCGACATATCCTGAATCATCGAAGCCTCAGTCGCAGTACGACGAACCTCCGACACCGAACCACGCTGATACTCAGTAACAGCAGAAGTACGATCCATATCATCCAAAATCATAGCAGTCTGATTATAAAACTCTGGCGGCAACGAAGTAGTCGCCATCGGAGCAATCACCTCAGCAAACGGGCCATCCGAATCCACAGGAATCAAAGCATTATCATCCGAAGAAGTCAACGCAGCCAAACCATCAGGCCCAATCATGTCAGGCTTATACATATACATACGGCGATAACGCTTACGGTCATTCACCATCTGCGTCCTAGTCAAAGCCAACTCGATCTGCAACGGCAAAATCGACTCTAGATCACCCATCGGATACAACTTTTCAGGTACCACATGATTCAAAAAGAACACAAAAGGATGCCCAAATGGATACGGAAAATCAGTAGGTTCAACCAGCCACTCAGGACAACCCTCAGCAAACGTACAAACCTTGCGGGCAATCAGATCATAATACTCCCACACCACAACAAAATCGGATTCACGACCACGTTCCTCACCACGGAACATCAAATCATAATCCTTCTTTGCCTGCGACATAGCAGAACCCTTAAGTTTCTTGCGAGCCTTCTCCGACCAGCCTTCATAATCCTTTGCTTCCTGCAAAGGAACATACATGCGCTGAGCAACCCAGCGTGCATTCTTAAAACGAGTAGCATCAGGATCAACATACACATCAAACGGCGATACACGTTCAGCATGCGGACGATCCTGCACGGCAATCGTCCGAGTCGTAGGCACCAAACCAATAACTTCTTCCTCAGAAGGCATCGAAGTATCCAAACCAGCCTGCTGAGCCTGCAACATAGCCCTAGCACGCTGCGTCAAAGCCTCCTGAACATCCTCCACCCACACATCATGTGGTGTATCCTCAACTTCTTCCTGCAACAACCAAGTAACCTTAACAATACCAAGACCCAAAGCCACAAAATCCTTCGTAGCAAGCCGCAATTCTTCTTGGAAATCAAAATGCTGCCACAAATAGTTCACCATAGCCTCAACAACAGCAGCCTGACCAGCCATTTCGGGCCGACGAGCAGTCACAGTGACCTTCGGATAGTTTACCATCAATGAAGGAACAATCACATTTGCAGTAGAAAACATCATATTAGGTGCAATAATGTCATCATAGCCAGAAAGTTCACCATACTCGTACTGATTAGCATACAACTTGATGATCTTAGCCCACTTCTCATCAAAACCAGCGTTTTTACGCCACCGCATAGCGTCCTGAACACGAGTAGTGCATGAACCAAGCGACAGTTTTTGTTCAAAAACTGTCGAATCCGACTTTTGGGCACCAGAATTATCGTACAACATGAACAAACCTCTCAGAAACCAGCAGAAACAGCAGGCTTACCACCAAAAGCACCAGCCTTTTTTGATACATCACCAATCTTTTTCAATGTAGAACCCGCAGCACCATTCCAACCCTTACCAGTTTCCATAGGAACAGGATCAAAACCTGCTGCACGAGCCTCAGCAACCGCTTTATCAGACCGTTCCTTCTCAGTAGACTCATGAAAATACTCTTTACCACCCTGAAAAGCAACCCGCAACGTCTTAGAACGACAAGCGAAACACCAATCAGGCTGCTGACAGGTTCTATTGAACCTATCCTCAGGCCATTCACGACCACAGTTCAAACAATCAGTCATAACAATACACCCCAAACGTCACACAACAGGAGACAAACGCCCCGTATCCTTCTGTTTCCGATCCAAAATTTTCTCATACCAAGCAAACGAACCCTTCACACGAGAAGCATCAGCATCCCCAGAACGGCCCTCAGTACGAGCAAACTTTAAACCCTGCACAGCAATACCCAACGACATAACACAGTCATCATGCGGACTACCCGACATGCGACCATTCGCACTCCGAGTAAACGTACGCAACTCGTGCAACGTCTTAGAATGCGGAATGTTCTCAACATCCCGCAACCAGCCACCCAACTCGTCAACCAACAACGGTTTCGACGTATGAGTTGTCAACCAGCCCAACGACTCCAACGGTTTATCCACACGCTTTGTAAACGTACGCCGTTTAAAAATCCATTTATACTTCGACCGTTGCAACGCTTTTAGCACAGTCAAACCATGATTGTTCACCTCGGGAACAATCAAAGCATTCCGATAAAACCACCCGATAGCAGGAAGAATGGACTCACCAAACACATCAGGATCAACACGCCCATACCAGACAGCCACAGGCTGTCCAGTATTGACACACAACACCCAAGCAACTGTCGCATCACCATGCTCCAACCCTTCCGCCACATCAGCACCAACCACATACGTCCAACGATCATCATGATTCGGAGCCTCAAAAACAGTCAACGGCCCATTCGGATATAACGACACATCAGAAGCACGAACACCAGAAATAGTGAACTCGTCACCAGGTTGCGCCACAAAACGGCGCAACAACTCGCCACCAAAAACAGGATTACCAGAACC